GAGGCTGCTTTAAGCAGTTTATCCAGTTGTCCAGTGCTCAACTCAAATGTTACATCTTCACTAGGAAGAGTCATTGGTCTTTCTGGTGGAAGAACTATACAATTAGGATCAGCAAAGAAATACTTTGACCTCATCCTACCTTCTTTAATTACCACATGATTATCATTAGCAAAATCTAAATCAGGAACATATGGTTTATGAAGTTCAAGTCCATTTAAAAATTGACTTAAATCGTAAATACCAAAATCTTTAGGCAACTCTTCATCTATAGTTGCTTCAGCAAGAATGTTCTTCATCACACTAATTGTGCGAAGTTTACTTCCCTTCTTGAAAAGAATTGATTGATTGATGTCCTTAAAATTCTTAAGGAGTGAAAGAGTTGATTCAGAAAGTTTCATAACCACGGGTCGGAGTTTCATTTAATTGTCCACTAAAATGATATAATAGAAGTGAATAGTGTAGTGCTTTTAGTATATCACGTTTTGCTTGTCCTTTTTTGTCGTATCGACTCAAGTACTTTATTGCATTAGATCTACAGAATGCCTCTGCATCTCCTACAGATTCGATAAGATCAAGTGTCTGGACGCTATTATTGTCAGAAGTATAGTGTCCACCATAAGTGGTAGAAATATAATTCTTAAGAGCTTCGATAGACTCATCTTCTTTGTATTTTCTAGTACAATCTTTTTCTATACCAGGTGTTGTAATATGATGTGCTATTGCATCATCATTATCAGAATATGTTGTAAATGGACCTGGCATCTCACTTACGAGATAATCAACTGAATCTGCATAACTATCACCACTATCACCACCAGCAATAGGGATAGTATCAGCAGTGTTGCCAGTTCCAATATTAATTTCTATGTTACCAGTCATAATAGGAAAGTTTTCATCAAGTGTACCGTTGAGAGTGTCATGTGCTAAACTCCATGCATTAACCATATTCAAATAAGAAATTGTTCACAAGATTCTCTGCCTTTTCTTTTCCAAACTTGGCAGCAAGATAACCTCCTACTGGATCAAGTTTAGTCATGTAAGCATCAAAATCTTTATATACACTGGTATCGGTTCCAGTGGGTTTCTCTAATTCTATCATATCTTTGTAAGTAGTCAAGTACTTAACAAACATATCTAAATGTTCATCAACCTCATCTGGTTTACAGTATCTTACAAAGATATTATCAGAGAAGTGATTACCCTTCTCAAAGAAACGATAGTCTTCTGTTGCTACTGGCAATCCTTCTACACGATATGGATATTTCTCTTTAGGATGTTGAAAATCAAAAACAACAATAACCTTCTTCTCACTGAATGCCATTAGATCCATACCAAAACAAGGAAGGTTACTTCCCGTCTTTGGATATGCTATGCAGTTAAAGATGTCAGCATTCTTACCATCCGTAATATCCACTTGCCTTGATTTAATAAAGTGTGGATGTGAATGAGTGATGGCATTGAGATAGGTTCCTTTACCTTCCCAACTTGCCCACAGACCTTCTATCTTCATAGGTAGAATTGATCTGTAGGCACTTATATAATTCTGCCAGATGGTCATACTTCCTCACTAGGATTTAATTCAAAGTCAGCATCTACTTTATCGTATAGTTCCAAGAAGGACTGTTTGGTTTCATCATCAAATCTGTTTACACAAACTTTGATTGCCTTTGCTTTATCTTTGAAAATAGAGAAGGCACGAACAATGTGAACCAATCTACGAGTACTGATGATCTCTTCAATACCACCATCATAGAATGTTTTACGGATGATGTCACCCCAATCTACGAGTCTTGCAAGGAAATCAGTATCAGTAACACCAAGATTAGCAGCAACCCCACCAAGTATTTTCTTCTCAATATTTGGTGATGGATAGTCCTGCTCAAATGTTACAGGGAATCTTTCGAGGAATGCTTCATTGAGCACGTTGGTTCCAATGAATCTTCCGTCGTCGGATCCTTTACCCTTTGTGTTTGCGGTGGCGATGACGTTAAATCCGTTTGCGGGTTTAACAACTCTTCCAATCTTTTTAAGGAAGACACCATTTCCCTCAAGGATGCTCTGAAGGCAGAGGATCTTGTTTGAGGCAAGGTCGATTTCATCGAGGAGCAAGATTGCACCTCGCTCAAGTGCTTCGATGACTGGGCCATTGTGCCATACGGTCTCACCATTAACAAGACGGAAACCGCCAATAAGATCATCTTCATCTGTTTCGATTGTAATATTAACTCTTACAAGTTCTCTCTTTAGTGTAGCACATGCTTGCTCCACAGAAAAGGTCTTGCCGTTACCTGATAAACCAGTAAGGAATATTGGGTAGAATTGCTTTGATTGAATTATCTTTTTAACATCAGCGAAAGGACCAAACTTAACAAAAGTATTATCTTGATCAGGAACTAAATTTTGCTCTGAAGATGGTTGAACAGCAGGAGCACTAAATGATTTTTCAATATTCTCAACTGCTCTTGTAGTAACCTCAAGATTCCACTTACCCTTACCAACATTATATTGTTTGATTTTCTTTGTGACAGTTGAGTAACCAATATCATTCATGGCACAAAATGCTCTCACATCAGGTGCTGTAAATTCAGTACCAAAAGTTTCTTTCAATCCGTCAAAAACTTGCTTTTCTGTCATCTTTAATTCAAAGGTCATAATGTAATTTGTTTTCAATATACCTATCATACATCAAAAAGGGGGTTAAAAAACCCCCAGTGGACACTTATATTATTGGTTGTATTTTTTGATACTCTCTTCCCATTCCTTCATACTACTCTGACACTGACCTTCATTTTCTTTAGGATCTAATTTATTATACCCATTCCTTTTTTTCCATTCATTATACATTGCTCCCATCATCCATGATTGAGAAAGACTCTTGGGTCCATCCATCAATAATTCTAGTTGCTTACCTGAATAGTAAGGTACGGATTCTTCTCTCCAATTGGAGTCATCATAATTTTTCTGCATTTTCAGAACCTCCTAATGTTTCAGATCCACCGACTGCAAATGGATTATATTTTGCTGTTGCGATACGATACATCTTTTCATGCATCGTTACAATCTCTTCAGCATCCTTTTCAAAATCAGGTGTTGATTCATGACGTGATGAATAGTTACCATTGTCAGTTGCAATAGGCATCCTATCTAAAGGATTGTCAAACCAATCATTAGGATCATTCTTCTTGTATTTTTCTGGTAGTGGTTCTAATTTAAAATCATCACCCCTATGAGATCCAACAAAAATGTTTTTGAAATTTCTCTTTAAGGAATTAAAAATGTTCATGTCTTTATCCATAAGTAAAAGTTTTTCCTTTGATTTGTGATTGACCTTCTGGGTTTTTACCACCCGCTTTGAATTTACCTACACCAATTCTTTTCTTTTTACCCAATCCACCTTTTCTTGTTGCTGATAGTGTACCAGTTTTTTTCGTTTGTGTCAAAACAGAGTCTTGACCATACTTTTTACCAAGTGCTTTTACTGCTTTCTTAAACTTTCTCTTACCCTTCTTACCAGAAGTGACAACATGACTTCTTTCCTTTACCCTTGTTTCTTTTCCAGTTTTGTCGTCTTTCTCAACATATGAACCAGTTACTTTAGTAGCACCAGGTAAACCCTTACCTTTTATATCACGATCTAATTGTTTTGCTCGTGCTCTATTCTCCTTTGCAGATTTATCACCTCTAGATGCAGACATTGTAGCCATGCCACCTTTATCGGATTTACTCTTGATTCTACTTAAACTGCTCTCATCTAATCGAGAACAAAACTCTTGAAATGTTATCATGCTACCAGAGAAATGAATTCACTCAGTACCTTTTTATTTAGTTTTTTAACTTTCAGTGACTTAACAAATGCCCTTTTAATTTGTGCTTTTGTTGCTTCATCATTTACATCAAATTCAGAATCATCTGCAAGATTATCTGATGACATTGCAATGTATGCATCATAACCCGATTTAGTGATTACACAACTCTTTGATTTTCTCCATGTATCAATAAGTTTTTCATTATATGGTTCATGCATTGAAATGAATCTTTTTGCTTCACGAGGATTGATAACACGAATACCAATAAAGTTCACTGTTGGGAATCTATCTTTTAGATTGTAAAGTAAAGTATTGGTATAAGTATGCCACCCATAATCAAAGGTATATGTTTTACCAAGTTTACGGTCACGCAATACACAGTGATTAGGATTAACATTACGCTTACCCATATATGGTTTATCTTCCCAATCACGTTCTACTTCTTTATAATATGGAAGATGTCCTGCTTCACCATCAGTTAAGACAATACAATGTGCCTTTTCTAATTTATACTCTTTCTGAAATTTAGGAAGGATTTGATGTAATGTAATTAGAGTTTCATTTAATGGAGTTCCAGATAAACCAACAGCATATGGTACTTGATACCAAGTCTGATATTGATTACCATAAGCAGCAGACATTCTCCAAACATTAATCATCTGTTGCTCTAGAGTTTTAACATTCACTTTACTAGTGAACATATTCATTAGTGCAAAATCTTCATCAACAACAATATCATTTTCTTTTGGTTCTACGTGAGGTGTTAATTGAATACCATATCTACTTTGATTTTCATCAACCTGTTGAGTTCTCATTCTCCACTCATTAGTAAATGCATAAACCTCAAAAGGAATATGTACTTTCTTACAGAACCACATGAGATTGAAAAGTTGCTTGCAAGTATCTTGAAGAACATACTGCATAGAACCAGACCAATCAAGAATGAATACTAGACCATGATTCTTACCATCAGGAAGAACAGTTATCTTTTTGAAGATATCTTCATTGAACTTATATGTATGAAGAGCAGAAGTATCAAGAACACCAGTTCTACTGGTTGCAGCACGAGCATATGCTGATGCTGACTTCTTCATTTCAAATTCTTTTACAAGATAGTTGACTTCTTTTTGAGCACTTCTTTTGAATTTGAAAAACTGTTGATCAATATCATTGAAAAGAACTACATCCTTTCTCCAATAATCTGGTCCTTTTT